GTCCGATATCTGCCTTTTCAGGTAGATAGGTTTAACATCAGTGCCGCGAAAGAAGTGCACCCCGCAGGATTCTCGGAAGTCAGAGCGAACGAAACTCTTTTCTTCGTTAATTTTGAATCCATAGAAGTTACACAGTTCTGCGAACAGATCATAGTAACGCCAGGGGATAACAACATCGTCCCCAAATATAGAAACGTTACTACGTATATCAAACTCTGAATCTCCTAAATACATGCCAACCGCAAAAGCGGCAGCATAGAAGATCAGGGACTCCAGCTCAAAAGTGAAACCGTTCCCCATTGAGGAGAACTTCTCCCACTTCATGAGCTTTTTTTTGATACACGCCGTAGTGTGATCGACAAGCATCAAGCAAGTAGTACCACTTGGGAGGAAGTAAGTCCCTCACCACGTTCTTGCTAATGAGATCACTCGCCGAAGAGAAGTCAATAGTAGCCAAGTCGTTTGCGATGCTACCCTGTTTACAGAGTAGTTGGTTCTTTCGCTGGCTATTAAGGTCAACTCCACACCTGCTAAGTCTACTCCGGATTGATTTTCCGCATGCTAGTTGAAACCAGCAGTTAAAGCCTGGTTCAATTGCAATAGGACGGTCAATCTTTGAAGACTTAGGTACGAACTCCAGCCGATTTCCAAATTGGAAATTAGGAAACCCATTCTCAGTACAGAGACGTCCCCAAGTATCATTATACTCGAGAAAATCACTATCTGAAAGGAGCGCAAACAGATCACGTGTGATTCCAGTCTCTGACTGGAATTTATTGGCATCACATGCACAATCACGTCTAATTAACGTGCTAGCGCCTGGGCCCCAATTACCTCGTGAAAGGATCTCATTACTACTAACCTCACCAAGGACTGAAGCAATTTTTCGAATGACTGCATCATGCAGCCAGACGACAGAGCCGGTATAACCCGGATGTTTGCTGAGGTCTTTAAATAAGGCATTCGTATCACGACAGTAGTCCTCATGATACAAGAACTTTTCCAATGCAAGCGCTTTACGATCAAAGCCGGGGATTTTAAAGTCCTGATATTTGCTTAGTAGCAAAGTAGCTGCATAGGAACTGCGGAAACTTGAG